GATGCAAGATTTATTTGATTGGGCAGACAAACATGGACACAACTTAATTTGTATTTCTTCACAGCGACCATCAGGTAGACACAAGTCATTACAGTGGTTAGGTAGACATGGATTAGGGTTTGAAGAGATTCATTTTGTAATGGGTAGATATAAATGGAAAAAAGATGTTGATTGGTTAGTAGATGATTCTCCAGAGAATTGGCACAATTGGAAAAAGGGTAGAGGGAATGATAAAGGTTTTATTCTAAAGGATGCGGTATACAATAAACATATCCCAGCAGAAAATAGAATTTTTAAGTTAACAGAAATACAGGAGATAGTAGGATGAGCAATTTTTGGAGTATAGTTTTAGCAATACCAGTATTTATTGGAGCGTTTTTATTATTATCAACATTCACAGCGATTTTATATTCTGTTCCTTTAGTTTATTTGTGGAATTACGCAATGACAAGCATGTTTGGATTATCAGAAATAACGATATATCAAATGGCAGCGTTTTTAGTTTTCATTTTAATACTTAGATACTGGATGCACATTGGACATATTGAATCGTCAAATGATTTATCAAATCCAACTAGTAAAATTGATTGGAATAAGTTTGTAGATAAAATGAATAATAAGAAACGATATGAGGCATAGAATGGGACTGTATGATGATACAATAATGCGTAATGATAAAACAACTAAAGTTCAAGGTAACCCAGTATTATTAGAATTAGAATATAGTCTTGAGCTCGATGAAGGCATTGTATACATAATTGATGAAATTGAAATAGACACACTATATAGAGTTGTTAAATATTCTAGAGCAATTATGAAACATAGAGGCGGTCCAAGCACAGAGCCTCTTACATATTTTATTTCCTCTTATGGCGGAGATTTATATGCAACGTTTGGAATTATAGATTTTATGAAAAGTTTTCAGACTCCAGTAAACACGTTGGTTAGAGGAACAGCAATGTCAGCAGGCGCATTACTTGCAGCATCTGGTACAGGGGTCAGACAGATCAGTAGAAATTCTGTTATGATGTTTCACGAGTTTACAACAGAAATGGTTGGTAAGTCTGGAGATATTGTTGCAACATCTGATCACATTAAAGATTTACAAAAACAATCTAATAAATGGTTGGCTTCAGTAACAAATAAAAGTGAGAAATGGTGGGCTACAAGCACAGTTAAGGATTTATATTTGTCACCAAACGACTGTTTAAAAATGGGAATTGTGGACAAAATAGTTGATTAATTAACTATTTATAAGTATACGGAGAATATTAATGGCTACTAATTTTGAAATGACTGAACTGCAAACTAGGTTAGATAAATTAAATAAAGATGTATTTTATCTACAAGCGGTAGTTGCAGATTCAATAAAAGAAATTAATACGCTGGTCTCCATGGGAAAAGCAATGGTTATGGTATTTGAAAAGGCACATATCATCGATTCTGAAGCATTCGAAAAAATAGTTATGTCATTCCATTCAAAGTTTCTTACAAATGTGGCCTCGGATATGGAAAAAACTAGTGAAACCTTAGCAGAATTTCAGCAAGAGTTTGACCAGTTTATGGATATGGAAGTGGGCTCCATTAAGGCAGAAGCATAAAAAGGTTTTTATTTTAGTTGAAAGTTATTATATCAATAACAACTAATTAAGGAGATTATAATGAACAGATATGTGTACTATTTGTCTATATTGCTGTTGACGGTCGTGTATTCGGCAATAACAACATCATTGATAGACTATAAATCAGACACCCATAAAAGAGTGATAGATAAATTACTAATAGAAAACGATTCTTTGAAAATAAGATTAGATGGTATTTTTGAATATGGAATCGAAGTAGATGTAACTATGTACAGGCCAATTAGAAGAGAAACAGACTCAACGCCAAATATTACGGCAGACGGAACAAAAATAAAAATAAACGAGGCTTCTAGATATAGATTTGTAGCAGTTAGTAGAAATCTATTAGAGCGGTGGGGAGGCTTTTTAAACTATGGAGATTTTGTTTTACTTAAAGACGCAGGCCATAAGGATGGAATCTATAGGGTTAAAGACACAATGAATGCTAGATGGGTTAATGTTGTAGATATTTTAGAATCGCCAGGAACTGACCCATATAAATTTACAAACGCAAGTCTAACTTTGTTAGATTGGACTAAATAATAAACAATAAAAAATAAAGGAATAGGTTATGAATCTATCAGCAGATCAAATAAAAACAAATTGGGATAAATTAATCTCAACAATAAAAGATACATTTGAGGAAGGAAGTGAGCGAAGAGAAAAACTTCTTAAAATGTATCATTACTTTGAAGAACGAATGATGTTCGCTCCAGGCTCCGGTAAAATACATTATCACAATGCATTCCCAGGTGGATATGTAGATCATATTTTAAATGTAATACGAACATGTTTAAGAATACATCAAGTATATAAAGACATGGGAATGAAAATGGATTATACAGAAAAAGAAGTTATTTTCTGTGCAATGCACCACGATTTAGGAAAGATCGGTGATTTAAAAAATGAGTATTATATCCCAAATGAATCTGAATGGCATAGAAAGAATCAAGGTAAAATATACAATCACAATGACAAGCTACATTATATGAATGTTACAGATAGAACGTTCTGGTTGCTCCAGCATTTTGGTGTAACTATTAGTGAACATGAGTTTCTTGGAATAAAATTAGCAGACGGATTATATGAAGAAGGAAACGAGCGGTATTACAAAACATACATAGAAGGAAATGAATTAAAATCTAATCTTCCATATTTAATTCACAATGGTGATTTACTAGCAACTAGAATGGAACATGAGAGATACATGTACAGTAAGGAATCATCTATAGACTATACGAAGTTGTTGTTTCCAGATGAGGTTGCTGAAGAGGAAGAAGAAGTAAAGAAAGATTCAGCAGCATTGTTTGATGATCTTTTTAGTAAAGTTTCAAGGGGAGGCTAATATGATTATAGAAATAGGATTAGTAATTTTTATTATAGCAGATATAGTTGGCTGTTATGTAATTTGGAATCTAATAAGAAAAGTAGAGCGTCTAGAAGATTGGGGTGAAGGGCTTGCAACTAGAGTTACTTGGATACAGGATAGATTTAATGAAATAGATTCAAAAGGAATCTTTGAATCGGACGATGAGGTTGGAACTATTTTTTCTGCATTAAAAGAAGTTTCACAAGTATTAAACGAAGTTATAGAAGAGGACCAGAATGGCTAAGAAAAAGAATTATTATTTCACACAAGAGACAGAAGATGCAATTATACTTTACAATAAGGAAGAAAATCCAGCAATTAGAAATGTAATTTATAATAAGCATATAGATTATCCATTTGATAAGTTGGCAGAAAATATTATTCATACATTTAAATTTTACTATTTTGATGTATCTCCTAATGAAGTTAAACATGAAGTAGTTTCTTTTCTCGTAATGAATATGCATAAATTTAAGGAAGGTAAAGGAAAGGCCTTTTCATATTTTAGTGTAGTTGCAAAGAATTATTTGATTCTAAACAATAATGCTAATTATAAGAAATATAAAACCCATCACGATTTAATAGTTTTGGATTCTAAAAAGAATGCAAAAAAAGCTATCGTAGACAGAGAAGCCGATGAAGATAATAAGTTGTTTGTTGAACTGCTAGTTAAATATTGGGAAAAACATATATTTAAAGTTTTTTCAAAACCTAGAGAAATAGCTGTAGCAGATGCTATTGTTGAATTATTTAGAAGAAGTAATACTATAGAAAACTTTAATAAAAAAGCTCTATATATTCTTATTCGCGAAATGACAGGTATACGAACTCAATATATCACTAAAGTCATAAACGTAATGAAAAAATATAATGTTAAGTTGATAAATGAATTTCAAACAACAGGAACAGTTGGGGTGTCTTCTATATACAAGTGGACTACAAAATAACAGTTTAACACAATATAATCAATAAATGGGTTCAGCTTTGCTTGGCCCATTTTTTGTATCTAGAGATATTTATATATGAATGTTGTTCTACTTCATTAAATTTATAGGAAAATATCATGAATTTAGATAAAGACACTGTGTTTTTTAAAGACAAGAGCTTTTCTGACTTATTGGAGGACGTATATGATAACGTCAAGACAAAAAGAAGTCAGATAGATATATTAATACAAGAATTACAGCCCTTTATGAGAAGCATAGGAGATGCTGCTGTAATAGTTCCACTCATTAAGGAGTATATGGAAGTTGCTGTCAAAAACGATGAGCATATAGTTAAGATTGTAGCAGTATTACAGAGACTTATTTCTGCTGGAATGCGAGGTACCGAAGACGGAGATATTCTGACAGAAGCAGAAAAAGAGCAATTATTACATGAATTAGATGACGCAGCCGAACACTTACAAACTAGATTAGATGAGACACAAAAAATCTCAAAAATTACAAAAACAGCGATGGGATAAATTATGGCTTGGTCAAGCACAGTTAAACAGGGAACACAAAAAATTAGAGGGTCTTCAAAGATAGCTGGGTTATCAGATTTGGTGGGGAGTTTAGGTAAAGAGGATACAAAATTTTATGAATTAGAAGTTGCAGAGGTTTTAGATATATGTTTAGATTCTGGACATGAGGCATTTCAAGCATTGGGTGGATATAGTAATGGTGCACTTGGTCAAATTAAAATAAGATTATTGCATTCTAATCCTAAGGATTTTCCTGGAGATTATGAAGGTGGAACTTTAGGTAGAGCTCTTTGGGCTAGGCCTCTTTTTTCAAATATAAAAACATATCCATTGAAGAGAGAATTTGTTATTGTTGGAGAATATATTTCTAAATTAACACCAAACAGTCAGACAATAATTAGAGAATATTATTATAGTTCTCCAATAAGCGTGTTTGGTAGTATAAATGCTAACGCAATGCTTTTAGATAGAAGTTCAACTCCATCAGGAAAAGCCGATTATTCCGACGCCACAATAGGTCAAGAAAAAATAGCAGGATCAGATAAAGAAATTTCTATAAGTTTAGGAAAGGAGTTTAGTCCATCTATAACGGTTAAGTCTATACTTCCTAGAGAAGGTGATGTAATATTAGAAGGAAGATTTGGTCAATCGCTTAGATTTGGAAGTCCAGATGGAAATATAATTCCTAGTATTTATCTTAGAGCAGGGCAAGCAGAAAAGGAAAAGGAGCTAGAATATTTAAAACCTATGGATGAAAATATAAATTTAGATGGTGCTTCTATTTATATGACGGTTAACGAAACTATTCCATTAGAAAGATCTAGTACAGTTTTCACTGCAGCTTCAGCTTCAGTTACAATACCTGAAGAATTTAGTGGAAAACAAATAATATTAAATTCTGATAGTGTAGTTTTAAATAGTAGAGATGGAACTTTAGTTGGTATGGCCAAGAATGGAATTGGACTTTCTACCAGCGGAGATATAACTTTAGATTCTGTTGGAACAACAACGATTGCTAGTCCAGTTATTAATTTAGGATTTGAAGCAGAAGAACCAATAGTTCTTGGAAATAAATTAGAAGAGGTTATTAATGATTTGATGGGTGAGATTGAAAAAATTATAGATGCAATAACTGCAATATCTGTGCCAACTGGTACTGGTCCATCTGGTCCTCCAGTAAATTCACCACAATTTTTAGCTGTCAAAAATATTGGACTGAAAGCAATAAAAAATAAACTTGTTAGTATAAAAAGTAAACAAAATTTTACTAAATAGAGAATAGATATGAGTGTAGCATGGAAACCATTTGAATCTCAAGTAGCTTTATATATCAAGAAAGCAAAAGCTAAGAAGTTACCACCATCACCCTCACAGGCTAGGAAACAATTTGCAGATAAAGTTATTTCAGAGTATGATAAAGTTATAGAAAACACTACAGATCTTTTTTATCATAATGGAGTTATGAGAACAAATAGTCAATTATTTAAGGTTATGTTTAAGGTTGGATTAGATATACTTTCTGAAATAAAATACTATGATGAAGAAAAATATGAAAAACAACTCGTTGCGATAGGAGAGTCATACATTAATTTTCTAATTGATAAGCTAGTTCCATATAAAGCTCAAGTTAAAGTAAAGGCAACAGCGGGTCTAGTTGCATCTGAGGTTGCTGAAAATTCACTTAAAGTTTTAGATCCATTAATAAATATCTTTTCAGATGGATTAGAATTAATTGTTAAGCTTATTGCTCCTTTAATTTCCGAGGAAGAGCAACGAGAAAAATGGTTAGCTATAGTAGACAATTTAGAGGCACAAGAATTAAAAGCAGAGGAAGCTATAAGAGCAGAAATTGAAGAACAGCAACAAACACAACAAACAATTCGGGAACAGCGAGACGTAATATTAGCTAATGAAGAATTAATAAAGGCTGAAACAGAAAAGCTTAAAAGCGGGTTAAAAGCCAGACAAGAACAACTAAAAGAAGACACAAAACTTGTTCCAGAGATAATTATTATCAAGAGCTTAGCCGCTATTGGAGATTTACTTGCAACGGTGGCATTTAAAATAATGGCAAATGGACTAGTATTAAATTGGACAGGAGCAACATTGAAAACATCTGTACCTCCACCTGGAGCTACTAATGTAGTTGCAAATCTTGTTCTAGTTCCATTTGTTGATAAAGGTAAACTTATAAATGGAATGAAAGCCACAACAAAACAAGAAACAGAAGAGGATATGATTAAACAATATGTAAAACTATTTAAAGAACACACAAAAACTCTTTCTGGAATAACTATTGGTATGGTACCATTAGTTGGAGTTCCAACCCCTATTCCATATCCATGGGTTGGATTAAAATGTGGTATATAAATAAGGAGAACAGTTATGAAAATTAGTAACTTTAAAGCACTAATAAGAGAAGCAGTAAGGGAGGAGCTTAGAGCTTCGCTTCCAAAACTTCTTAAAGAAAATGCAGTGATGGAATCTAAAAAGCCGCCTGTTAGAAAATCAGATTTTATGGAGGGTATAAGTCACGCTATGAATCTTCAAGATCAAGCAAAAGGCTCGATTGTAAAAGATAGAAAAAAATATTCTAATAGCATGTCACTAACAGAAGCTTTAGCAGATACGGCTTCTTCTGGACAGCATATACCAAATGAAACAAATCCATATCCAGTGTTGGATAAGATGTTTACTACAACCGATGTTTCCCAAGCAACAACATCTCCAGATGGTAGACCAGTAAATCTTGATAAGGTTTCAGATGTAGTACTAGATAATTTAACAAAAGATTATAGTCAGCTTATGAAGAAGGTTGACGAAAAGACAGCAGCAAAAAGGGGATAATAAATGGCAAACAATCCTAATGAAACACAATTTAATCCAATAGATGAGGATGAAAGATTTGTAGGCATATTATTGCCTATGTCAAATTCTAATTTTGGATATTTTGCTCCATCTAAAACAACTAGAGAAGCTGCATTTACAAATTTAAAAAATTTAATAATGACAATAAAGGGTGAAAGACCCATGCAACCAGAGTTTGGATGTGATATTCATCTGGCTATTTTCGAGCCAATTGGGGAAGATTTAAATGTTAGAATAGGTGGAGCAATTAGAGATGCCGTAGCAGAATGGTTGCCTTATATTATTGTAGAAGACGTTATAGTTAATACTACAAATGCCGACAAAGATAATAATAGAATTAGAATTACTCTTAAGTATTCAATTGGTCTAATGGCTCAGTCATTAGATGAATTAACGTTTATATCGGCCGGTGGAACAATAATATCGGCTGATGAAGTTAGTCCTGCATTTTTAGAATAGGAGATAGACAATGGCAGATACACAAGTTAAAAAGGAAGTAAGATATATAAACAAAGATTTTGCAAGTCTTAGAGCTAATTTAGTAAATTATGCTAAAGTATATTTTCCTAATACTTATAATGATTTTAATGAATCATCTCCAGGGATGATGTTTATAGAAATGGCTGCTTACGTCGGAGACGTTTTATCATATTACATGGATTCTCAAATAAAAGAATTATTTATTCAACATGCTGAAGAGAGAAAAAATGTTGTAAATTTAGCTGAAGCATTAGGATATAAACCCAGACAATCTTTTGCAGCTTCTACTACATTAGATGTTTTTCAATTAGTACCATCTACAGGAACAGGAAATAGTAACAATCCAGATTATACATATGCATTAATAGTAGAGGAAGGAATGCAAGTTTCATCTACAATAGATGCGAGTATAACGTTTAGAAGTAATGAGACTGTTAATTTTAATTTTTCAAGTTCTAATGATCCAACTGACATTTCTATTTATGAGAGAGATGGAGGAACAGGTGAACCAACATATTATCTATTAAAAAAATCAGTAAAAGCTAGTTCAGGCGTAGTTGCTAGTGAAACATTTACGCTTGGAGATCCACAAAAGTATTTAAGAGTAGCATTAAACAATACTAAAATATTAAAAATAATTAGTGTTAAAGATTCAGATGGAAACACTTGGTATGAAGTTCCTTATTTAGCTCAAGATACAATTTTTAAAGAGCTTAGAAACACTGCAGAAAATGATCCACAATTTGCTCAGTATAATAACACTGCTCCATATTTATTAAAACTTAAAAAGACTGCTAGAAGATTTAGAGCTAGAATTAGAGGAGACAATAGATTAGAATTACAATTTGGAGCGGGAATCTCTTCTGATCCTGATGAAGTAATTATTCCAAATCCAGACAATGTTGGTTCTAATTTACCAGGCGGAAGATCATATTTAGATGTTTCTATCGATCCATCAAACTTTTTATACACCAAAGCGTATGGTCAAATTCCACAAAATACAACTTTAACAGTTAAATATTTAACTGGTGGAGGATTATCAGATAATGTTCCTCAAGGAGATTTAACTACAGTTTCTGGAATAAGTTCAACATACGACAATGATGCTGGCGTTAATACTGAAGTTAGTAATGTTGTAAAGGCATCTATAGCTGTTAATAATAACGAGGCAGGGGTCGGTGGAAAAGG